GTAGTCATAATTAAAACACTCTCGGAGAGGCTTTTCGTAGTTGGTTAGCCTCTCTACTTATTTAAGGAGAATTATGTATACAGTAACTATTGAAAGTATAGAGCAGATGGAAGCTAGGCTAACAAAACTTAGGCTAAGTAAGAAGAACATAGCAGAAAGCATATTAAATTTAAAGAGCAGAATAGCTAGAGCAAAGAAAAATCCAGTAGACATAGAGAAATTAAGAAAGAAATAAAATTTAATTTTATTTAAGAATATTATGATATAATTATAATAGAAAAAGATATAGGAAAGGAAAGATGAAATGAGAATTAAAGAAATAGTATACCAAAGCAGAAGAGACTTTACAGCAATATATGAGTGTGAGCACTGTAAAGCAGAAGAAGAAGGCTATGGCTATGATGATGCTAACTTCCATCAAAATGTTATACCTAACATGGTATGTAAAAAATGTGACAAGGCAGGTGGTGATGACTATACACCTAAGCAAACTAAATATGCTGCAGAACAACAAGTATAAATGAGATGGTAACAAAGAAAAGTATACAGAATAAAATTACATTTGTTACTTCTAACATAGAGGGTGTAATTTCAGACTTATCAGATAGAATAATAGCATTACAAATAGAGCAAGCTAAAACACTAGACTTAGAGCAGTATAGATTTCTAGTAGCTATGCAGAAAAAATTAAAGCGTATATTATGAAATTCACAAGGAGTAAATATGGAAGTTAATATTTTATACACAACTGGGTATGCAGGTACTGGTAAATCTACTACACTACTTAAGAAGCTTAAAACTCTTAAGAAAGAAACAACTGTAGTTATTGCACCAACACATAAAGCATTGAATAGACTAAGATGTGATATAAACCCAGAGCAAGAGATAAAAACTATACACTCTCTTCTTGGGTGGATACCTACTATAAATGAGAATGCTAAACACATTGAACATATAGATAGTACACATAAACTTAAGCTACCATTAGATGCTTATACAGATATAGTGATAGATGAAGCAGGTATGATGTCAGAAGAGATGTTGTTCGATATAGTAAGTAAATTTGATATGCTTGGGTATGATGTTAATGGTGATATAGATAATAAAGAGTTAGCAGAGTCTATTGTTAATCTTCATCTATACTTAGACCAGTATCAACTATTACCAGTTAAAGGTATTCAGATACAAGTAGATGAGCAAGCAACACATACACTAACTACTCAGTATAGGAGTGAGTCACCAGATGTAGTAGAGTTTTATACTAGCTTTGTTCACTTCTTAGATGGTGCTGATACATCAGTTAATATGCCTATTATTAGAGAGCATATATACTCTGATAATATTAAGATATTTAATACTAACCTATTTAAGAAAGGTGACAGACTACTAGCATATACTAATAAGGCAGTAGGTGCTTGGAACAAACATATAGCAAAGAAGTTAGGTATAACTTCATTTAAGAAACAAGAGGTGCAACTAGGTAGTTTGGTAGATACAGTTATAGTAGATGATTTCTTTGAGTACAAAGACTTATCAGATATAATAAATGACTTTAAGTCAGGTAGGCTAAAGTTGCAGAATGCACAGATAGCACCTAAGTTCTTAGAGTATTCTTTGGGTGCTCTTATGAAACATAAAGATATTAAATTTATAGTTAGTGATAAGAATATAGTATACCCAGTTATAGCAGGAACAGCAGAAAGTAAAGCTATACTATTGAGAGCTAAAGAAAAAGCACTTGAAGATAGAAAAATGTTTAAGCATGTGTACACTCTAGGTAGAGCATTCTGTATGGACTATACTTTTGCTACCACGGTGCATAAGTCACAAGGCTCAGAGTTTAATAATGTATTTATAGATGCACAAGATATTAGTAAGTCTATAATGCCTAATTACTTTGATACTTATGCTAGATTAATGTATGTGTCTATTTCTAGATGCATTAAAACATTGTATATTTAAGGAGTATAAAATGTCACAGCAAGAGCAGTATGAGCAAAATAAGAAAGATATACTTATAGCACTAAATACTACTATGCCTGATTTAAGAGCTTTAGATACATTTAAATTGATAGATGTATACACTATTAATAGTGCTGCAGAGATTGTTGCAAAACATTTAAGCTTACCGTTTGAAATGTGTGTTACTATTATACTTAACTATATAGGTGATATACTTATTATAAACCGTACTAATAGTAGTACCAAAAAATAAAATTAAATTTCTTAGATTAAGAAAGAATTTAGATATATTATGATATAATAAATTATCAATTAAGAGAGAGATAATCTATTTTAACCGATATTATGCACTTGGAGAGGTGCTAAAACTACTACATCAAAGTGCAAGTCGAGCACAAAAGGAATAAAAAATGGCAACAAAAAAAGAAATCTTTAATCAAGCAATGGCTTTATGTAAAGAAAATAAAGCATCTGAAGCATTGGTTACTGCATTAACTGCAATACTTGAGCCTAAGAAAGGTGGACAGGTTGTAGATATCGAGTCTATTGTTAAGAGAAATGAAAAAGGCGAAATCACTGCTGTTAAATGTAGATTGTCTGGTAAGTTCTTACCTGCTGATGCTGATAACTTCTTCACTGACAAAAACTCAAAAATCAATGGTTTATACCCAGTATCTAAAATGGCTGACAAGCTTAGAAAAGCTGCTGTGTCTGCATTCAAAGCATCTAAAGAAGCAATTACTTCTGACGTTCTTGATGGTGTTATTGCACCTACTGCAGGTAAAGCAAAACTTGCTGAGTTACAAAAGACTGTTGATACAGTAGATTACTCTACTGTTAAGCCTTATGTTGCTCCTGCTCCAAAAGCTGAAGAAGCTAAATAATAACACTCTAAGTACCTATTAATTTAGGTACTTATACAAACCGAAACAAACTGAAAGAAAAGGAAACAAAATGGCAAAGTTTAAAACTGCTCCAAGAGAAGTAATCTACACATATGTTGCTGGTAAAGGCACAGCTAAATACGGTAAACAATATACTAGTGAGAACCCGCTTGATTTTGAGTTCAAAGCATCATCTGTATATACTGCAGAAGAAGCTAAACCACTATTAGCACGTGTTGCTGAATTTTGGAAAGATAACAAAGTTACAGGTAAAAAATTCAAGAGCTCATTTTTGAAAGAAGAAGAGAAAGTTACAGATGAAAAAGACGAGATGGGTGAGCCTATCAAAGTAAAGACAGGTAACTATATTCTTACTGCTTCTACTAATGCAGCATTTGCAAGTAAAGACGGTACTGTTACTTTGAACAAAGTTAGTATATTTAATAGTAAAGGTGTTAAACTACCTGATACACATCCATTATGTATGGGTGAGATTGGTGTTGGTGAAGGCTCTAAAGCTATTATACATGCAGATATGGCAGTTACTACTTATGAGAGTAATGCATTTGTTAAACTATATCTTAAAGGTGTTCAGTTCACTAAGTTTGTTCCTAGAGAGCTTGCTGGTGTTGACACAGAAGATGTTAGTGAAGGCGAAGACGATGGTTTAAGCGGAGATGGTCTTGATGTTACTGATACAACACAAGATGGCATAGGCCCAAACTTATAAAGGTGTAGCACTTAGCTACCAACAGACATTAGCACTCTGTTGATTTGAGTAAAGGTACTTGATTTATTTCAAGTACCTTTTTTATTACATATAAATTAAAAGATAATTAAATTGTGAAGGTAAAAAAATGAAAGTACAAATAGTAACTGATATTGAAGATATACAGATATCTACTGACCTGCCAACTTTCTGTGATATAGAAACACACGGATTATATATTAACACTAGACTAATACAATTCTACCAACCTCTTACTTCTGACATATGTTACATACTAGACCTTGCTCCTATAGGTCACGATGCACATACTTACGAAGATAGAGTACTTGAAGCTGCAAAATTTGTAGAGGCACTTCATACTGTATGGTACAATGCATCTTATGACTTAGGTACACTAAACATAGTGCCTATCAAGATAGATGATTTATTCTATGCTGTTAAAACTGCATATCCTGAGTTTCAAGAATATAGTTTGGATAAGGTAGTTACAAAGCTTGGTTATGGTGCTTATTACGATGGGCTAGATAAAAAGAAATTACAGAAACAAGGCTTTGTATTAGGAGCCTATCTCAGTGATGCACAAATAAGATACTCAGCTATTGATGTTCTTGTTCTATCGCTAGTGTGGGAGAATGAAAGAATACAGAGAGTAATCAAAAACAATATGGCATACAAGGTAGACATTATGTCACTTGGCTATGCAGTACAATACCAACAGAATGGGCTAATGGTTGACTTAGCAAAGAGACAAACACTATTAGTTGATGCTGAACTTAAGGTAGATAGACTCACAGCAGAGTTACCTTTAGGGTTTAATCCAAATTCATATAAACAAGTTAGAGAATATTTAGACACAGATAAATCTGCACACGATGATTTAGTAGAGTATAGTTTATCTAGTAGACCTCTTGCAGACAAAGCAAAGACTATTATTGATGTTAAGAGAGCTAAGAAAGAAGCTTCATACTTAACAAGTATTAACTTCCCTAAAATGTATACTAAATTTAATGTAGCAGGTGCTGCAACAGGAAGATTTACTGCTAATGGTGGTGACTTACAAGATGGGTTTAATTCACAACAAATACCAAGACAATTCCAAGGGCTATTTAAACACAAGATAGCAGGTACAGTAGCTGTAGGTTTAGATTATAGTACACTAGAGTTAAGAATAGCTTGTGCTATATTTGGTGAACCTACTATGTATAAACAACTTATGAATGGTGAAGACTTACACACAGCTATGGCAATGGATGTATCTGGTAAGAAGTTACACCCTGATGGTGTTCTTGGTTCAGAGGGTTCACTTGAAATAGAAGAGGGTGAGTTTGTAACCAAGAATGATAGAACAAAGGCTAAAGGTATTAACTTTGGCTTTGTTTTCGGCATGAGTGCAGGCACTTTCCAAGGCTATGCATACACTGGGTATGGTATTAAGTTTACACCAGAAGAGTGTGTTAACTTAAGAAATAACTATTTCAAGAAATACCCTAAGTTTAAAACATATCACAATAAGATGTGGGAAGACTACAGTAAACCTGAGTTCTACTATGAAACAGCTTTAGGAAGAAGAACTAAACCTAGACTAGGTACTGATGCTATTAATGGTCCAGTGCAAGGAACAGGTGGTGAGACAACTAAATTAGCTGTGCACTTTCTTATAAAGCAGGATTGTCTTAGGCTAGGGTTAGACCCAGTACTTGAGTGGCAACAATGTGAAGTTATAAACTATATATTTAATGTAGTTCACGATGCTTGTTACCTTAGAGTACCTGAGGGAGAAGCTAAAGTATGGGAAGAAAGATTAAGTAAAGCAATGGTGACAGGGTGGGAAGAAATCTCTAAATGTAAAATGTTTAAATATAAAGACATTCCAATGCCAGTAGGAGCATAATATGATAATAGAAAAATTAGATACTAAAACAATAGAGATAATAGATAAGGTTAAGCCAGCAACAATAGACTTACACGATAGTGAGATGTGTGAGTTTATTAAGCAAGTACCATATTATATCAAAGAGGTTAATTACCTAGGCAATAATGCTGATATTATGGAAGAGCTAGATAAACAATATATCTTTTTAGGCTCGACTGCATTAGAGCACGGTAAAGGTATAGTTAGTTTCACTAGACCTAGGTATAGTGTTGACTTAGATATAACAACAGTATGCAACTTAGCGTGTGCTAATTGCAATAAGTTGTCTAACTTTAAAAGCACTTGGTCTACTATAGATTTAGACTATGTTAGAAACTTCATTAAGGAAAATGAGCATAGAGGAGAGGAACTATTAGTTAAGATACTTGGTGGTGAACCAACTCTACACAAAGATGTACAAGAGATTATAGCTATGCTGTATTGTGCAGGCTTTAAAGTTATTATTCTTACTAATGGTTTAAAAGAGTTTACTCCTTGTAGGCCTATTGGAGTTGAAAACTCAAGTAAAGAGAAGGGCACTAAGCCTGACTTCCATACAACAATGGTTGCACCTAAAGACTTAGAGATATTTGATGGTGTAGATTATAGTGTAGGTTGTACTAATGCATCTCTATGTGGTTATGGTAACAAAGATGGTAAATACTACCCTTGCCCTACTGGTGGCTATATAAATGAACATATTAGTAAAGAGTATGGAATAGAGGACTTTGGGCAACAATCTATTGAAGCATCAGAAGTTAGCAGGCCTGAAGTATTCAAAACTCTATGTCAATACTGTGGGTTGTTTAAGAAGTTAGGGTATCACAATATTGATAAGGCTCAGTTCAATAGAACAACAGAACAAGAATTTAGTAAGTCTTGGGAATTCTTCGAACGCAATAATGCAAAGGAAGTATAATGGAAATTGTAGAAATTGACTTAGATAAGTCTGGTGAGTTAATGGAGCCAAAGAATGATAAGATAGCTTTGATAGATGCAGATACTATTGGATATGCATCTTGTGCAGTACTTGAGGAAGAACACGATGTTCTTCCTGAGTCTATGCTATCTGCAGAAGAAATTAGTGCTATACATGCTGACCCTACATTCTTTACTAATAAAGATGGTTGTCAGTATACTTATAGTATCAATATGGAAGAAGCTATGGCACATAGTCAAGCTAAGATAGATTACATACTTGAGAAAACTGGGTGTCAAAGTTATGAGTTACACTTTACTGGCGGCAAAGATAACTTTAGATTTAAAGTATATGAAATGTACAAAGCAAATAGAGTAGGTAACTACCTAAGAAGTCCTGCTGGCTTGAAACAACTTAAGCAGATGTTTGTTGAGCAAGGTCATGGGCAAATACATACTGAGTGGGAAGCAGATGATGCTGTTGTAGCTAGAAAGAGATTTGACCCAGATAAGTATATCTTATGCGCAGTAGATAAAGATGTTATATACTCTGTGCCTGGCACTCACTGGAATTACTATAGTAGTGATAAATATAATATACCTATGATGTGGGTTGATGTAGACTTAGAGACAGCTCAGAAACATCATTATCACCAAACTATAACTGGTGACTCAGGTGATAATGTGCCTGGCATACATGGTGTAGGTAAGAAAGGGGCAGATAAAATACTTATGGGCTTAACATCACATACTGAAATGTGGGATGCTGTAGTAGCTAAGTATGAAGAAAAGAACCTTACTGTTATAGATGCAATTACTACTATGAGATTAGTTAGTATGCACCAAGTAACATACAACGACACAGATGGCTATAAGTTATTACTGTGGCGACCTCTTAAAGGATTGTAATGAAGATTTTAGTAACTTCACTAACTGAACATCGTATTGATGTTCAGTTAGCAAAATGGCTGTGTATAGGGTTAACTATGAATAACATAGAGTGTACTAATAATATAGAAGATGAAGATATAGGTATGTGTATTATGTTTAATGGTTTACTTACTGCTGGCACTAATAAAATATCATACTTAAATGATATTGGTATACCTATTGCTTATATGTATGATGATTGTGATATGAGTATACCTAAAGATGTAAAGTTAATAGTAAGTCAATTTACTGACTTTGGCGACATATGGTTTCCTATTGCTGAGTTAGCTGTATTAGATGACTTATGGGAAAACCCTATAATTAAACCTAAGCACTTTAATATATTCTATGGTGGGACTTTTAAAGAACGTAGAGACTATATAGGTTTAGTTAATAACAGATATACTCTTCTTGTTGGTAACGATAAAGGGTGGGATAAGTTTAGCAATACAACAAGACTACCTACTATTAAAGATATGAACTTATTGTACCATACAATGGCTATGTGCAGTAAGACACTAATAGTATCAGATGATAAGCACAATAACCTTAATATGCCACTAAGGGCATTTGAGGGTGTATTTACTGACTGCATAGTAGAGTGGCAAAATGCTGTGCAAATTACACCTATGGTTATGAGAACACTATTCACTAAAGAAAGAACATTAAGACAAATAAAGGATTTGGTATGCAACATCCAACAGCAAATGTAAAAGAAGTATTAAAAGGAAGAGGTAAAGAGTATGGTAAGTATGATGTAGGGGTAGAAGCTAGAGCAAATATTATGGATAGCTTTAATAATCTACATAAAGGCACACATAGAAATCAACCTCTATCAGAGGATATGAGAGTTATCTTTAGTGACATTATATTAAAGATGATGCGATTGGCTGCAAACCCAGAGCATAGAGATAGTTGGATTGACTTAGTTGGTTACACTACTCTTGCTAAAGAAATGAAAGTAAAGTAATGCAGGTACAAGATATAAGAAGTGAGTTTATGAGAATGCACTTAGCTGAGGAGTATAATGATAGTGGCTTACTAGAGATAGTAGGTGCTTCGTTTGAGGCTGATGAAGAAGCAATCTTCGGTAAAGTAAGTAAAGACTATGTTAACAGAGAAATAGATTGGTATAATACTAAATCACTTAATGTGCACGATATGGAATATCCTGTGCCTAGAACTTGGTTATCTACTGCTAATGAAAATGGTGAGGTAAACAGTAACTATGGGTGGTGTGTATATAGTCCTGAGAACGGCAATCAGTACACAAGTGTTTTAAATAAATTACTGCACAAGTTAAGTACTAAAAGAGCTTGTATGATTTACACAAGACCATCTATGCATACAGATGCAATTACTGATAACAAAGATGACTTCATTTGCACTAATGCAGTAACTTATAGTGTAGCAAATAACAAACTTAATGCAGTTGTGCAAATGAGAAGTAATGATGTTGTGTATGGGTATAAGAATGATTTAGCTTGGCAACAGCATATTTTGAATAAGCTTGCTTGTGACTTAGGTATAGAAACTGGTAAGATTATATGGCAAGCTGCCTCACTACACATCTATAAAAATCATTTTAAATTATTAAGATTAGATTAAGAATAGATAATGATATTTGGATATTATCATATATTCAAATATCGATATAGTGTACACTCAATTGACACAGTGTGATTTTAAATTATTATAGGATAGATTATTCAAATAAGATATAATCAGTCCATATAATTAATTTATTTAATTAAGATTAAATTAATAAAGGAGTATATATGGTACACATACATAACTACATAGCAGAGAGATTAGAGCAAGAGCAATTGAAAGCTAAAGACTTAGCAGAGGAGTTAAACTTAACACCTGCTATGATAGGACAGTATAAACTAAATAGAGGGTACAATCCAAGTTTGACTGTAGCTAAGTTAGTTTTCAAAAGAGATGGTGTAATACTACACCCATATAGCAAAGAAAGTATTGAGTGGGAGCTTGTAAATGAAAACATCGCTAGAAAAATTTGAGTCTAATGTAATAGGCTGGTCTACAGATAGAGGTATTATAACTAACAGCTCTATAGTTATACAAGCACTAAAGCTTGTTAGCGAGATGGGTGAGTTAGCAGATAACATAATTAAGGGTAATGATGTTAAAGATGATATAGGTGATATGATAGTTGTACTAACTAACTTATCAAAGATGTCTGGTAACACATTAGGTAGTTGTTGTGAGGTAGCTTGGAATGATATTAAAGATAGAACAGGCTTTCTAAATGCTGATGGTGTATTTATCAAAGATGCAGATAAGAATTATGAGCAACTTAAGATGAACTTTGAGAAAGATGAAGAGCCTACTATAGTAGACATAATTATTAGTACTGATATGAATAATATGATTACACTAGGTAGTCTAGTTGTTAGCTGTTTAATGTCAGATAGTACAACAGAAAAGCTTAACTTTAAGCCTTATACAAATAACACTAGCTTAAATAATAGCTTAAAGAAGTTCCACAGCAGAACACTATCTGTATTTGCTGCATACTTAAGTACAGTAGGGGAGGTAGACTAATGGCTAAGATTAATAAAGCACTAGATTATAATAAGTTACTCGGTGAGCAAGCTAAAGGTAAGTTGCTAAAGAAGAACTTAACATTCCCTTTGTTTGCTGGCATTAAGTATGATGGTAACTATGTTGTTGTTCACGTTTTAGAAGATGAAATAGTATATGAAACAAGTGGGGGTTTGAGCTATACTCACTTAGATGATGCAGGAGATATATTCATAGGTGTAGCTAAAGGTAAGTACTTTGCTGAACGTATAGCAGGTGCAGGAAGATTAGGTAATAGAAACTTATGTAATCTAAAGGGCCCTAAGCAAGACCAAACATCAGAAAACCACTCATACAAAGTATTTGGTTATGTTACTGATGAAGAGTATGAAGCAGGGTTATCTAACACTACTTATGAAGATATGCTGAAAATAGTTTCATACAATATATCTGCAAGCAGTGTAGCTGAAGCTACAGAAGTAAACTCTAGAGAAGAGTTAGATGAATTACTTGCTGTTGTTAATGTTGATGGGTTTGAAGGTTTAATGCTTATGGCTACTGACTATACTTGGGCAGATACAAAGTCAAGAAAAGTAAGCTTAGCTAAGTATAAGAAAAGGCCGACAGCTGACTTACTATGTGTTGGTGTTCTTGAGGGTGAAGGTAAATATGCTGGGCTTATAGGTTCACTAGTATTAGAGGATAGTGAAGGCAGAGTTGTTCACGTAGGTAGTGGGTTAGCAGATGCAGATAGGGTGTGCGACCACTATCACTTTATAAATAGTATTATAGAGATTGAGTATGAGCAGATAGTAGATACCTATATTCAGCCTGTATATATAAGGATAAGAAAGGATAAAAATGAAGCCGAATAGCATAGTAGTTAATGAAAAGGATAAAATTGAAGCTAAGTTTATTGGCTTAGGCATATTCTACACAAAAGAGTACATGGATATGGGTGCTGTTATTAAGATAATAAGAGCAGGCAGTAGTAAGTTAGATATGGTAGAGTCTATTGAAGCTTATCAAAAGAAGAATAGAAACATACCTGTAGCTATGATACAGATAACTGATAGAGTAGCACAAACTGTTATTACAACAGAAAAGTTTATTGAAAACTATAAGGAGCTATAATGGCACAAGAAGCAAAGATACAAAAGAAGATAACTAATTGGTTAGAGGCAGAGGGTTACTATGTTGTTAAAGTAATATCTGCTACTAAGAGTGGTGTCCCTGATATACTATGTTGCATTAATGGTAGATTTGTAGGTATAGAGGTTAAGACTGTAGATACTAGAAATAATGTATCTGCTATTCAAGAGTATAATCTAGAGAGAATTAATCAAACTCAAGGTGCTGCTATTGTTGCTTGGGAGTTAGACCAAGTTAAGAAATTTGTAGCTGCACTATGAAATACTTAATTTTGTTATTAACAACTATAGTACTCACTGGGTGCCAGAACAATATGCTATGGTTTGGTGAAGGCCTTAGAAGAGCATCGGAACTATTATGAAACCATATGAACATCAAGTAAGATTTGCTGACATATGTTGGCAAATCTTAGCTGATAGAGGGTATGTTTACTTGGCAGGTAAGCCTAGGTGTGGTAAGACTCTTACAGCTATCCTAATTGCTGAGAAGTCAGATAAAATAGCTAAGGTGTTAGTATTAACTAAGAAAGCTGCTATAAGTGGGTGGCATAAGTTTATACACTCAGGATTAAAGCATACTTACACTGTTACTAATTATGAGCAAGTTGGCTCATTTAAGAATGGTAAGTATAACCTTAAGCTAGACCCTAAAGACTATGATTTGGTTATTATAGATGAGTCACATAATTTAGGCACTTTAGGTAAGCCAAGCAATAGGATTAAGTGTATAAGAATGCTTTGTTACAATATGCCACATATACATTTATCAGGAACAGCAATAGTAGAGAGCCCTAATAGTATATTTCATCAAATGTGTATATCTAAATATAGCCCATTTAAGTATAGAACATTCTATGACTTCTTTAGAGTATATGGTAAACCTTACTATATCAAAGCTGCAGGAAGAGATATACAACAGTACGATAAGTTCAAGCCTGAACTATTAGTAGAGATAGATAAATTTACTGTGTATATGACTCAGGAAGATGCAGGTATAACTGAAGATTTACAAGCAGTAGATATAGAACACTATGTTGAGTTAGAGCCTGAGGTTAAGAAAATGTATAACTTACTACAGAAAGATAACATAGCAGATATTAGCACTGAAATGTTTGCTATGTTTGGTAGAGAACCAGTGCTAAATAAAAAGCTAGTGTGTGACTCTACTATGAAGTTAAGAACATCTCTACATATGTTAGAGAGTGGTGTAGCTAAGATATGTGACAAGTATATTATGCTAGGTAACAAGGAGAAGATAGACTATGTGCTTAATAAATTTGGCGACTCTAGTGATGTTGGTATTATGTCTCACTTTATTGGTGAGCGTAAACTTCTTGCTAAGCATTTCAATAATGCTACTATATATAGTTCAAATGCTCATTCGGAAGGTGTAGACTTAAGTCACTTGAAACACTTTATAATTATGAGTAGTGATTATAGTGGAAGTAAGTTTATACAAAGAAGAGAAAGAATTATTAACACAGAAGGAAGTAACACTTTAGAAGTGCACCATATCTTAGTTAAGAATGCTATCTCTGAACAAGTATATAAGAGAGTTAGTAAGAAGCAAGACTTCAACAACTCTACTTATATACAACAACTTATTTAATCTATGAAGGGGCTTAGCCCTTTCCTCATTCTATCCACACCATGCCTATAAGCTTTATCAAGTATAGCCTTACTTGGCTTATTGCCTTGCAGTAAGTACTCTATTTCTTCTTTATCTAATGTAGGTACAACAGTAGGCATCTCTACTTCTTTTCCATCTATTGAGAAGCCAGAAGAGAACTCTGTCATAACTCTCTTGCTGCCATCTTTCATAGCTAACTCACCTAGCCAGCCTTTACCTTTATTTGT